TTTTATAAACCCCTTGTAGGTGTGGTATCTTCAACCACAATATTTACTACTGCAGTTGAGGCTCTTGTTGATGTCGGAACGTAGTTTAGATGTTTTGCATGTGAAACTATGGAATTTCTCAACAATGCACTATCCAAAAACATTTCATTTCCCACCATGTTGAGATAGTATGCCATGTAGTGCGTGTTGTAAGAAAGTATATCTAGCAATATATTTAAACTTGAGCCTTCAAAATCATAGTCCGTAAATTGACTTTGACTTCTAAGATAATTTTTCAAATTGGTCTTAATCGCATCAAAATCAAGTTCGGCAATTCTAAGAGCTGTGTTGGAAGTTGCCATATTATCGTACTCTCTCTAAAAATACACTAATTGTTGTTGGAGATGCATTATTTTGAATGTAAAATTCTATTGATACTTGAAAATAATTTATATCTTCCGCAATTTGTACTACAACATCTTTTAGACGAACACGGGGTTCAAAATTTTTAATGACATCTTCTATTGCTCTTTTCAAATGTTGTGCTGTCAAAGCGGTAGCATTTTCAAAAAGCATTTGACGAACTGAACTTCCTATTTCGGGATGAAAAGGCTTTTCATAATTCGATAAAGAAACGAGATTTCTAATAGATCTAATTACGGCCTGATCGCCGACGCGAGAAGCCACATCCTTTGTTGCAGGATTTTTCGTAAAATTTAAATCTAAATCTCTAAAAGTTCTAACTGTTGTCTGTAATGCCATAATTTTATTTATCTAAGAAAATTGAGTAATTTTTGCTGGCCTATTTGACTTTCGAGCAGAACTTTACCACAAGGATTTTGATACATACTCTCCAACAATGATGCTAAAGATGCCTGAACCAATCTTTCAAGCGCCTGTTGAAAAAAGTTATTATCTGAATTGATGATATTTTGTATTACGCTTGCCATTTCATTGAGTCTAGCAACAATTTCAGTAACATTTGCAAGACAGTTGTTGATTTGTGCTATCATTCCCGCTATTTCGCTAGAATATCCATTTAGTAATCCTCCAGAAAATAGACCCGTCATGTTATTCAATAAACTAAAACAGTCAGATGCGCCGTCAACAACATTTGAGAGATTTCCCAAAGAACGACCGACAGATAAAATTCTATCAAGACCCGGGGTCGAGTTTGTGCCTTGGGGTATTAATCCCGACAAAATTTGTGTATGTGTACTAAACAATGAAATTTGTTCGGACAAACCACCAACACCACCAGTTCCTATCGCGCCCAATAGACTTGTTTTCTCACCGCCAGATAGACACGAACTATTGTTAACGACACTATAAATTTCACTCAAGTTATCACTAACTCCTGTTATTGCTTCCCCAACCGGATTTTGAAATATGGCGCTTCTTCCTTCATTTATAAACGTTTCAAAAATACTTTGTTGTGCCGGTGATGCTATTGTTCCCGAAGGAATACCACCAGGATATGCAGAAGATCCTGGTATTGATATTGGTGAAGTTGAAATTGGATTTACTGGCATTGTTTCCTCTCTTTCATGATATCAATCGCCTGCAAAAACTGTTGATGATCCGGTTGAAACCATTGAACCACATTCTATCATGTCTCCAATTCTACCGCATCCAAGACCATTAATAAACACAGAAGATGATCCAATGGCCAGAATACTATCGTGACAGCCTTGATTTGGACAACAATGAGTCGTCCAATGATCGGTTTGTCTATGAATGCCTCGACCCTCAACAAATACATCCAAACTGGCAGTATCGTTTACTCTAGACGAAAAACAATCATGACCTGTGCATAGATCAGATAATAAAGTTACTCCTGGCATTTTATTCTCGTGTTAACGATAAAAACTTTTCTATTTGTTTGTCTACTATTTCTTTTCTATTTGGCCATTTAATATAAATCTTTTCAGGATTCTTAGCCAAATTTTGTAGTAAAGGAAGTATCATATCCTCAACTTTTTTAAGACGATCTCTTACTTCCATTTCAACAAGACGTTTGTGTTCATCAACGTCTACTTTTGACAATAAACTATCAAGTTTTTCTTCTAATTTTTTAACATCCTCGGTTGCAGCAGGTGCAACTGGAGTTGGGGGTATCGTCAATGACTTCAGATACTCTTCTTCGTCTACTGCGCTAAAACCAAAGTCGTTCTCTGCCATGTTTTTTCCTTATGCATTAAGTCCTGTTTCATAACCACCACCTCTCCATGTCAACAATCTAGGTCTACCAGTTCCTGTCAAATTTCCTCTGCGATTAAAACTAATATGCATCCATCCGTTTGGAGAATTTGAAGGAATTTCATAAATTAACTGATCAAAACTTAAATTTGTAGAAGCCCATTTGCAAATTTCTAAAAGTTCAGCTTTTGATTTACTTGGCCAGGAAACATCAGCAGCCTCACCTATTCCGTGTTGAGCCTGATCTTCACCAATTCTATATACACTATTGATACGCATGCCCGGATATTGCTTGCGAAGTGGTTCGAGACAATTTACGGCCAACGCTTGAAGATTGCACGCGATTTCAGATTCACTAAACATTCTAAACGGTTCAGTTCTCTTTGATCGACCCCTTTGAGCATTAATCCTATACGGATATAGAATCCCGGGTCCAATACTTAGATTTCTTAATTTATAATTTGGACTAATATACTTATCATAATCCGCGTCAGTTAATGGTTCAGAAAAATCGCCGCAAGTTATAGGCGGCGGCGTCTCAGTATTTGCTTGTTCTGGTGATGTATCTTTTGGTGCATCATTAGGTACATAATCAGGTGTTGCCGAATAATTTGGGCTTACTTGTAGATCAACACCAGCAAAATTGAAAGAACCCGATCCACCTGGAACTTGACGTTTTTCCAAAACTGCTGTCTTAGGATCATATTGTTGCTCTCGATACGTTGGTGTTTCTCCAGGAGGATTAAAATCAATTCTAGGAGAAACAAACTTCATGTTTCCAGTAGAAACAACTTCATATGTTCCTTTTACTGATGTTTTCATATTACCGCCAACTTTCAAGTCGGCATCACCCCTTACAAATATTGATCCACGACCATTGATGGTAATATTACAATCGCCATAAACAATTACATTATTATCAGACAATACTATTTCATATTTGTCTTTTACTACCTTCATTACACGAGTGCCATCAGGATGCATCTCATCAAAAGTTCCTGTACGATGTGCAATATGCACTCTTTCGGCACCAGGCGTGTCATCTAATTCTACAACATGTCCCGATTCTGACTCGTAAACATGATTATATGGATATTGTGCCGCATATTTTGTTTGCGGCTCAGACCAAAAACTCTCACTAGCATTCAATACATTTTGCACAGTTGTTTTCTTCTTTACGCCAACAATAGTGTCATCTACATCTTCATTTCTTGCAAGACGACTTACACTTGGCTCATTTGCAAAACTAGGAAATCTCTTTTGTGCTTCATCTTCAATAATAGCGCCACTACTATCTTGATTGTAAGTTCTTTTTGTCACTACTCTTGGTGCTTGACCTAGTGCGACAGCATCTCTAGGATCTGAAAATCCCTTATCTGCTCTCGGAGTTCCATCAGGAATACCAGGAACTATTCCTAGCATGACAGGAAATTGACCGTCATCACCATCAAGAAAAAAGCCAAATACCATTTCTCCTTCCTTGGGCGCAACCATACTTCCCGTATTAGAGCCAAGTGGAACTATTGGATGTGCCCAAGGAAGATCTCTTGTTGGTATTAGTCCCTTGTTTTCAGTATGCCAACCAAAAATACGAACTTGACAACGACCGACAGATAGGGGATCTTTACGATTCTCAACTACACCAAACCACCAGACAAAACCATTAAGACCCATAAAATTATTTTTGTTAATCATTGTTTTTTTATCTCTTTCAAAATAGGACTTGTGTTTTCAGATTCTGGATATTTTTCAGAAACACAATCTCTTGTTGCTTCTATGATCATTTCATATCTTTGATAGTCCATAATATGTCTTATGGACGTAATCAAATAGCGTCCCGTATGATACGGATTCTCGTTTTTTTCACCCCCGACTTTCGCCGCAACTAAAGGTATTGTAAATTCTATTATATCGCCAACTGTAATGATCGTGTCTCCGGGAACAACCATTTTTAATTTGAAGTAATTTAGTTGTTGAATTTTTGAGACTCTTTGCATCATCCAACTTTCAACTAAATTGGATATTATTCCGGGTTGCTTTCTTGAAATATAAGATGATGAAATTTGTCCTGAATTTGTTGGATACATTCTTCTAAAAGCAAAATAATTTTTTGTTGTTAAATTCTTCAATCTATCTTCATTATTGTTTTGAAATGAATGCGGTGTTTTTCTTTTTGTAACATCCTTTAATAAATTGTTTTCAATGTGAATTGAACTATCAAAATTTTGAGAATAATCAAATGTATGATCGTCCGCTCGCAGTCTAACTAGATCAACCGTTTTTAATACGCCAGAAAACATGCCGCTTGTTGTTGCTTTCATTGTATCAAAAACATTCATGAATTCATATGTGATAACGTCCCGATATTCTTCCCCCGCAGTTTCTTCTTTATCTATGTTTTTTACGTCATATCTATATTTTGCTATAGCATCGTTTTTAAAAATTTTGTTCAATGATTGGAAGTTATATCCATTTCTATTTTCGAAAAAAAGAAAACTTGGTAATGAATTTTCATCTAATGTTCTACCAGTCAACCAACTTATTGCAGTTAAAGGCTGTAAATATGGTATTATAACATTGTTTCTACCATACGACTCTTCAATATTTTGAGGTAAAACTCTTTCTCTAGAAACATCGAGTTGATTGAATAAAATATCTCTAATTATGTTTGATGTTGTCTGACCTCTATAAGATTTTGAAAGTAATCTTGATAAAGAAACCATATGTTCTTCGGAACAAAAGTGTAAGATGTATGTTTGACTTGATGTTGTTGTTTTTGAAAAATCTCCCATTTGCATTTTATATATTCTGAAAGTTTTATCAAGAATAACATCACGCTCATAACCTTTTTTGTTCATGATAATCTTGAGAAATTCAAATCCCAAAAGTGGCGTGCTTGCAAAAATATCAATTGAGTCCGAAATTACAATATTACCAGACATGACAGAGTTGTATATATCTTCAAAAAGATTGACTTCTACCATTTGAGGATAGATGTCAAATATTTTTCCCGAGTTACTAAAAAGCGTTATTGCTTTTAACTCATAACCTTTTTCTGTTATGTTTGTATTTTCAGACATTTGTTGCTAGAAGGGCAATAAGTTCGTTTTCAATTTGTGGTGCGTATTTTTTGTCTATTATTCTAATTTTTCTTTTTGATTCGTTCAAGTCATTTTCATAATCATATGCGTAAACAACATTTTTTGTTGTGACAATAGTTACCGTATTTCCGTCTTTCAAATTATATGTTTGTGTATCCGACGCTGCTAAACTAGCATATGTGTTCGCATCTATTTGAAAACGGCGAGTTGTAACTGTTCTTGTTACAGAATCTGTTTTTGTTATGACCTTTTCATAATGATGTACTTGTGTTGATGCAACTGCATATGAACCATATTTTGAATTTATGTACGTTTCAAAATTACCAGAAGTTAGTGGCCAATCGTATATTGGATCTGTTATATCATTTGCAAGCAAAATAATCCAATGTCTATTTGGATTATCATAATATTTTGATGCTATTATTTCTGGAGTGTCGCCATCTTGAATGTCATAAAGATAGTAAACATAACTTTCATCTTTTATGCTACTAAGAACTTTTACACGAGATAGTATATCTGTAACAATTTTTCTCTGTGTAGGCTTTTGTTGCGAAATATCATATCCTATAAAAGAAAAATTTTCAAAATATGCCATTAGTAGCCTCTATCTATCTTTTCTCTAGTGATTATGTCTATTTCTTTAAACGATAGTCTCATTCTAATCTGTACCGGCATGCCATCAGTATATGTACTAAACTGTCCGGCGGCAGCATAATCTACTTGAACGTCTTCGCAAACACAAGAAGTCATTCTTGGCATATTTGTATTTTCTACAAAGCCAGATTCAACTTTTCTCATGAAAGTTATGTCAAAATCTGAAGGGGGAACAAGAATGACTCCACCACTTCCTTCTAGAAATTCTGGCGCGGAGTGTCTTCTGAATTCATAAATAATGTTCCAAACAGCATCAGCCTCTTGTTCGCTTCTTGGTGCAAAAACAAAATCAAAATTAAAAGTTCTTAATGTGGGTGCTTGATAAAGAACTTCAATTATAGGATTAACTGCAAAACCTAATATTTGTGCTCCAGTTTTGGCCGCGCTTGTTATTGTCTGATCTATACTTGAAAGTATTCTTGCAGCTCCGGTAACAGCTGCTCCACCAGCAAGTGCTGCTGCAACTGCTGTGGCTCCTCCTGCAATACCTAAAGTTGCCAAAGTTCCGATACCCTCTTGCGTGCTAGAAGCCACAGAAGCCAGTGCTGTTCCGCCCAATCCAAGTTTATCCAAAAGACTTGGCGATTCATATTGTTGCTTACTATCAAAAACAACAGTTTCGGGAACATATAAAGATATTGCCCTTGCAACTCTAGTTGTTCTGCGCGTTAATCCGAGCAAACCCTGTTTTGTTTTTTTATATCTTGGTGTCTCTCCTGAGGCTATTTCTCTTGTGGCTGGAGGTTCGCCAGGACTTAGTCCCACAGTTAAATCTTTGCTTGATTCATGAACGTTTATATTGAAAAGCATGGTATGTGAAATATCTTCAATATCAATCGGATAATTTATAGAGGAAAACTGATACGGATTTCCCTGTAAAGACTGTAAAGGAGCAGGTGCATCGTTTCTGGGTTGCTGTCTTGTCGCCATCTAAATATCCTATACTCTTTCCATATATTTATCATGTCATACAAAGGCCGTTTCATTCCAACAAATAGTAGTAAATATCGCGGGGACCCCACACGGATAATCTATCGTAGTCTTTGGGAACGTCGTGTCATGGTCTTTCTTGACGCAAATCCGTCCGTGATGCAATGGTCTTCTGAAGAAATCGTGATACCCTATTTCTCGCCGATTGATCGAAAAGTACATCGTTATTTTCCAGACTTTTATGTCAAAGTGCGCGATAAAGAAGGTAAAGTTCGCGAGATGGTTTGGGAAATAAAGCCCAAAAAAGAGTCAGCACCACCAAAGAAAAGGTCCCGTATTACTCAAAAATACATATCCGAAGTTGTCACATGGGGCGTAAACGAAGCAAAGTGGAAAGCGGCCGAAGAATACTGTCTTGATCGGAATTGGCAGTTCAAAGTGCTTACGGAAGAGGATCTGGGAATCAAATAAATATAGTTATGGCGCTAATAGATAAACTACAAAAAGAATTACAGAGCCAAAATCTAGCAATGAGTTCAAACAAGGCTAGACAATGGATCAAAAACAAGGTCAAGAATCTAAATGGACTTAGACCAAATACACTAATGCGTGATACAAAACGCAGACAGACAACTTTTGATCTTGGTGGTATGTACTTTTTTGTATATAATCCCAAACTAAAGGATAATTTACCATTTTATGATTTATTTCCTCTTGTAATACCTATTGAAACATACTCGGATGGATTTTTAGGATTAAATCTACACTATTTGGCACCAGTTCCGCGTGCAAAATTATTGGATGCTTTGAGTGAATTTGCTACAAACAAAAAATACGATGATAAAACAAGAATAGCAGCATCATATCAAATGCTAAAAGGATTATCTAGCACAGAGTCTTTTCGTCCGTGTCTAAAAAAATATCTAACGCAAAATATAAGATCTCAATTTTTGCGAATAAATGCGGACGAATGGGATATTGCAATATTTTTGCCTGTTGAAAGTTTCATCGGTGCAACAAAACAGAAAGTTTTTTCAGATTCTAGAAAGAAATATCAATGAGTAGCATAGAAGCATTTAGATCGAGTAT